CTACACCGCCTGAACGACTGGGAGAGCAAGATTTCCATCTCCTGTTTTAATATACGCGCGCAATTGCTTGCGGTAATCCGTCCACGCGGTAAGTTCGGCATTCACTTCGGCTTCGGTTGTCCCTGCGTAGTCACCATCGGCTACCTGCTCGTTCAGTGCAGTGATTTTTGCGGTTGCCACATTGTATGAAGTCTGCGCCAGCGCCAGATTTTTAGCGGCAATACTTTCAGGTGTTAAAGGTGGTGAAGGAGGGGGAGTAAACACCCCATCAGCATATGACCAACCGATGCCTGGTATCGGTGCTGTTGTTCCCACCCATGATTGAGTAATCTGAATAAGAGACTGGTCCCCACCCCAGCCCATCGCGGCTTTCCCGTCCCAGACAATGACATTTACAACCATTCCGTTTTCAATTACTGCGTATGTTGTACTCATCGCATCACCACTCAATTATCACAACACCAGGCGCACCATTACCACCACTGCCACCAGGTGCGGTATTACCACCACCCATGGAAGCATTGCCATATTTCCCGCCACCACCGCCGCCACCAGAGCCATACCCATAAGCGTTAACGCCATTAGACTCAGTTGCTGCAATAGTAACTGCGCGACCGTTTCCACCGCCGCCGCCAAATGGTGTGCTGCTACCAACCCCACCTGCTGCGGTACCCGCTGTTAAAATACCGTCACTACCAGATGCGCCATTCGGATATCCAGTACCGCCTTTTCCGCCACCGATTGTCCCTCCTGACGTAGGTGTGTTAATCCCACCCTTGCCACCACCACCGCCAGTCAGTGTTATCAGATTGCCGATAACTGTATTTCCACCCGCATTGCCGTCGTTACCTGTGCCTACTGATGAATTTGCACCCATACCCGCTGCGCCTATTGTTATTGAGAGTGATGTGCCTGCAGGAACGGTGAATTTCCTTTTGATGATTGACTCTCCTGCGCCACCACCACCGCCTCCAGCGCCGTAATATGTAGTATCGCCACCGCCTCCACCGCCTCCACCGCCTCCACCCGCGCTCGCTGTTACATAAATCTCTGTTACCCAATCAGGAATGGTTATTGTCTGGGATGAGGTCACGACAGCAAATCGGGATGTGCTTAAACCAAGGTTTGAGAGACCGTTTTTTGACGTTAATACAGGAGTCCATTTTGCTGATGGCGGCTGGCTACCAACATTTGCATTTTGTAGGGACTGATAAGATTCACCGTCATACGTGCACATCGAGCCGATATGGTATTCCTGCTCTGAATGCCATTCTGGAACCCCCATTTGATGCTGATATGCAATGAACTGGCTCATTGCGTACATCGCCGCATTGAAGTCCTCAAGCGAGGGGTGCTCGGAAGCGCCAACAATGCCCCATCCGCGCAGGAAAGATGCCGTGATCTGCGAGGTCAGATCATCTGCCTGATTTGTTCCACCAAACACGGTTCTTTCCAGCCCCTGTGCATCAGAGGCAAAAGCCCGAACATTTCCCTGGTATCGTGCAATCTTAGACATGGATTTTCCTCGAAAAAAAACCGCCCTGGTAGGCGGTATTGAACTTACTGGCTAATCCTCTGGCCGAAGGGTTTCGCGAGAACCCGAATGTCAGACCAGGAGTCACCTGATAAAAATAATCGTATCGAACGCCTGCAGGTTTCGGCAGCAGGCCAAGCTTCACAATAAGGCGTAATTCATCAACTGATACCTGCGGTGAAACATTCAAGGCTAGTGTCATGTCCTTTCTGTCAGTGACATAAGCTTCACCATTGAATGCTGTCTGTATCACATCCTGCAGACTGACCCGATCGTCTGACGCTATCGTTGCACCTGCGGCGTTTCGCGCAATTTTGACTCGGAGAAACCTGCGATACTCATTGTCAGCCAGCTGGTAGTCACCATATGCCGGGGAAAACTTGCTATAGAAAGGCGCTCCGACATACGTCGCATTAGATTTACTGTCGAAGCCTTCGGTATTCAGATGCCCGTCAAACCCGAAAAATACACGGGCAATAACAGCAGGCACGCTGCGGGGAAGCCCAACTATCCGGCCAATCACATCGAGCCGGTATCCGGCAACCCGGTCGAGATCAAAATTATCTGGGTTACGAATAAAATCAGCGATGATTTGCCAGTGCCTGAGCATGGCCTGTATTTCTGACTTTGCTTTTTTCTTTTCCCAGTACTGCTTAATGAGCATTAGCGTGTAGCGGTTAATGATGTCGTCATTCACTGGAGCACCTCATTAACGTCTATATTTTCCACACTCAACGTGAACTTCCCCTGAAAGCCCGGTGATAACTCAGCATCGGTGTAATCGACTCCATTGCAGCTAATTTGCAAGTTAGTCAGTACAAAATTCACTCGTCCAACACCATAGCCATTCTCATAAAATTCGTTGGCATCCACAGACTCACCGATATGCATAATGCGTGATACAAGTGATTTTTTGAGAGTATCGATATCTATCGGTTCGTTTTGAATTTTCCGGCGGGCAGTGAGCCTGATATGAAGCGGCTTATAGATAGGCCGATCAAGTTGAAGTTCATGGGCTATCAGAAATGAGGTGCCGTCAGGACGAATCAGGGTTTCGGTGTAGCGACCGGTTATACTGCCTTTCGTTCCCGTGCCACCACCTTTCTGTTTAACCATGATCTCCACAATTTCTGAGATCGCCCCCCCTTCCACGACAAGCCATATAGAATTTGCTGGAATACCCGTTGTTTGATCATCGATTTTCGTATCGTTCTCACCGATATTCAGATCGATTACGCCTGCCAGTTGAGCTACTTTAGCGAAAACTGCACCAGTGCTGCCTGTTGCCGGGTTCTCAAGTGAACGATTTCGGCGTTGTCTGAATTCTTCTGGCGTTTCCTCATCCCGCCCTACAACAACCGCTGAATCAGAGATAATGCTCACAACACCTGGCTCTGGGGTGAGTTGAGTGAAAGTATCGACGCTCAGTCCTGTAACCTTCCCAAAGTTTTGAGCAAAAAAGGTAGCCGTTGTGACACCTGCCGGAATGGTTACATCCTGTCGTATAAACCAGACCTGATTCGCCTGATCCCTTATTTTGTACCCGCTATAGAGAAGTGTCGGCCTGTCTGTTGTGACTTTAAGGTCACGTTGCGAACGTGAACCCGGGCGCATGAAAAGACCGTGAAGTTTGGCAATAATCTGCTGCATATCACCCGTATTAAAATCAGGGTCCATTTGGGAATAAAGCCATTGCAGCGCGGCTTCAATATCTGCCCGTGCCTGAGCTTCGATTGCCACACGTTGACCGTCGGGAGACTCCTGGTCTAAATCGATATCCTGACCATAAATCCCTTTATAGCCATCACTCAGCATCTGAAACAAATCTCTGAATGTATTTATCTCCAGACCGTTGTCATTAAACTGTAGTGCCATTTTTCAACGCTCCGCTGACTGGGAAGGTGATCGTCTGATCGTCATAAACGGTCTCAATGCTGAGTTCGATTTTTTGTGACCGGGTGGCTTTATTGACCTCCATCGCCAGGGCGGTAATGCGCATAACTCCGTCCGTCGCCAGTGTCACACGCTCGATCTCCCGCAAAATTTCCTGCTCGGTGTTTTTTTCTGATAACAGGTAAAGCCAGTCGATGTTGTCATCCATGTTGAGAGGGTTATCGTTTTTGAACGAGAGAATCCGGCATTTCACTTTCTGTGCGATAGCTGCACCGCCAGTAATATAATTCGCTCGCCCGCGCCCAAATCCCCAGTCGTGATTTTTATCCAGTGCTGAAACAATCATGAGATCTCCGTGACGATACCGTTGGTAACTGTGATTGTTTTCCCGTCATCGCTTCGAAATGAACCAGACACACCTGATTTGCCGCCTGTCTTTACCTGGGTATATTGAAGTACATTCAGAACATCGCATTCTTCCAGAGTCGTCTTGCCCTCTTCCTGGGTAATATTCCCTGTGAGGTTTAAATCTCCATCATGGTCAGTATCCCCCTTCATCATCCGGTTCTTCTTAGGAATAGCGATAGCTGTGGCCTGTGGATTAACCCCACACAGAGCAAAGCCATCTGAATAATCGTGCATGCGCATTTCAAGTGGTGAAACAAAGTCGCTGCCAGCATACCAGGCGTCATAGCAACGCTCAGAGATCAGAACGAGGCAATAGTCACCAGCCGCAATTGGTTCAGCTATATAACTCTCACCACCTTGCAAAATTACCGGAGGAACCTCGATGAACTCAGGTAGCTGCTTGCTGTTTCCTTTCACAACCCGATTGATAACGGGGACGCAACTGATTGTTTTGTCATTTACAGACGTTATTTTTGCGACAACAATGGTGTGAACATCGGCCAGAGCAAATTCAACACCCAGGCCGATAGTGTCGTAAAGTTCTTCAACCATATTTTTTCTCTGGGATGATTTATGAAAAAATTAGTTTTTATTTTGGGATTAATCACTGCAACGGCATCACATGCAGGGCCTTTTGCGGACGTTGCTAAAGCGAAGTTTGAGAGCGAGATGATGCAGGCGATACAACTCACTGATATGAGTAATACGGAAAAATCAAAAGCAATATCACGACTTCCTGCCGCTCAAAAAACACTTCGTGAAGTTGTTCGTGACGGTTTAAATGATAAAAAATCTTGCCTCAAAATAAAAAAAGACTTCGTTAATGAACAAAAGAAAATAATGAACACCGAAAAAATAGATGATAGAGACTTTGCAGCTACTTCTTTAACAGCTATGGGCGATTATATCGCTACAGTTTGCCTCGATATGAAATAGTCACTTGATTACCCTGTAACTCCCTGCAGGCTGACAGACGACCTTCTGATACCAAGCCGGCCCGTTGTTCTGACCATTGGTTTCAATCTGGTATATCTTATAAACCCCGTTTAACGCGGGGTTTATAACGTTATCAACTGCGCAAAGCCCACCGATCACCAGCATAGGATTCAGTTTTGTGTCGAATACTATTTGCCCTTTCGATGACTTGGCTAAGGTGCTCGAATCGGTGTCTTTTTTGCCACCCGGATCGGTATCAGGCTCATTGGTTGGCGTTTTCCCCTTCTTCCCGCCGTCATCCTGTGCGCTGATTTTGGTTGACTGAGGCGTATTTAGCAGGCCGCTTCGCGCATTCACGACCGGAATGTTACCCGATGTAACCTCATTAGCCTTGAGGATGTGGACGCGCTCATCTTTGATGAAAAATGACTCGTCAGGCGCAAGGGTATCGGTAAGAATCTTACTGGAGCTACCTACCAGAACCTTCGGCCTGATGAGTGCTTGTTGCTTCGTCACAGAGCCTTTCTTCGTGTTCGGCATGTCCTGCAAGACAGAATCGACGACCTGATCTTTCCCGCGTACCGTGCGCGATGTGAAGGCGTTGATATAGTCGTGGCCACCGTCTTCACATTCCAGGCTGACGATGTGGATCGCACCCTCACGCTTTACAGCCCCACTTTTAACTGAACCCTGAAACACCTGACGCAGCTTGCCGTCGTAACCAACCTCCAGCCTTACCGGGATGTACTTCTCTTCATCTTCAGACTTGAGCAATTGCAGACGCGTGGAGGGCTTTAAACCGTTGATGGACACACTCAACTTACCCAGGGACTTTTTACTTACCGATTCAAGCGCTTTAAATGAAATAGTTATCGGTGGCTGAATAATCACAGCCTGGTTTCCGATCCCAACCGTGAGGCGATAGTCACGATAAAAGGTTTCCATTACGGTACGTCTCCCCCGCGAATTTCAATCATTTCTTCCGGTGTTACCATGTAAAGCTCACATCGTCCGCTGGCGAAATCATCTGCGCGGTACGGGTCTATACCGGTGTTATCTGTAGCAAGCACCGCAATATCAAACGGCCAGTTTTTATGTCGAAAATGCAACGTTCCCAGCGACAGCTTTACGCCATCAATATAATCGCCATTGTATTCCACGCGCATCTTCCACATTTCAACCGTTGGCAGGTGGCGAAGGATAACGACAGCCTCACCACGGTCAAAGATCAGAACATGGCGCTGAATGGACTCGTCGGTAATGTTGGAGATCTGATTCATATTATCTCCCAAGTATTGCGGTAAAGACCGATTTAGATTTCCTACTACCACTTTTTGAATTATCTGCCGGAGTCTGCGCCCCCTTATTCGCAACGCTCGCTGTTTTTGATTTAGCGGCTGCCGAGGGTGATTTGAAGTGCTGCTCAATCGGTGCGGTAGTTAGTTGCGTGAAGGTGATTTTTGTAAAACTGGCTTCAAACTTAGTTTCCATCGTCTGATTGTCAGTGCTGATGAGCAGGCCGCTTAATGCCATATTTTCATGGGTGCGATAATCTACCTCCACGGAAATAAGCTGCTTGCCGTAGTACACACCCTCAATAAAATCGAGGAATTGCTCTCTTATACCTTTTGCGCCACCAGTAGACGAGTTGCCCACCAGACCAAACAGGTCGGCGCCTTTATCAGCCAGGCGTTTTGCCTTTAAGATGGCCTGCTCTGCGCGGTCGGCAATCTCATTCATTTTTTGCAACTGCTGCTGCGTCTTTGCGGGGATGTACTCCAGCACCTCACCATACTTCGAATAATCTGGCATCAGGCTAAAAGAAGAGTTTGGTTTCGCATCGACATAGATATCGGCAACAACACCGCTGATTTTTATCGTCAGCGGGCCATTGATAATATCGTCTGACGCGTTACTACCGTCTTCCAGCACGTCTACCGGAACCTGAGATGGGTATTCAGTAGCGTCGCTAACTCGCGCAAACATTGAGAACCCGCCGATCCCTACCTTTTTAACAGTATCTTTGCCCGAAGATTGCGCCTGCATGAGGCCGTCTAGAATTCCCATCAACGCCCCCCTCTGCCGCTCAACCGGTTGGCATCTTTCATGTTTTGTTGCAGGTTATCTGCCGCGGTATTCCCGGCCACAACCGGATCGGATGTGTTGATGTGAATCGTGTTCTGCTGGCTGACATTTGAATTGCTTGTCATACCTCCACCAGCGAGACCCACCGCCGCATTCATGCCGTAAGGAATACCATCAGGACTCATGCCACCGTTACCGCCGCCGGTTACCCCCTGCTGCTGTTCATCCTCACCGAACCCTAAGAAAGATTTTGTCGCATTCCAGGCATTTGAAGCAGCATTGCTGATCGTGTTTTTAATGGTCTCACCGAGGTTTGCGAACAATCCCATCACCCACTGCATAAATTCATCAAACGGCTTTCTGAGCAGAGCGACACTTTCAGTGAAAGATTTCACGACATCATCCCATGCCCCCTGAAAATCACCTGTGACCAGCTTACTCAGCGCGCTAAAGAGCAGTTTGATATTCTCAATACCCTGTTTGAATACCTCGATGATGTAATCGACCACCACCATGACCGCGTCTTTAATCGCCAGCAAACCGGGGACGATATCGATCCCCCATGTGTCTTTAAAGAAATCAGCAATAACGCTTTGTCCGCCTTCCATAGCCGTTAACAGGTCATCGATGACGAGGATAACGCCCAGGATTGCTGCAGTGATAAGGACTACTGGGGACATCAGCACACCCATTACCGTTGCAAGCCCGCCAGTGACAAGCCACCAGGCAGAGAAAGCGATAGTGATAGCAGCGACAATTGGTAGGAAGCGGCGGATCATACCCATAACGGAAAAGATAATTTCCCCAAGATGGGCCAGCCCGTTTTTGATGAGATCCTTATTAGCAATGAGAAAGTCCGTAAACCCATCCACCAGGTCTTTCAGTACCGGCACAAATCCGACGGCAACCTGAAATTTGATACCATCAAATCCTTTCCCTAGCGTGGTGAGAGAATCGTTATAGGCAGCGAACTGATCTGCCTGGTCTTGCGTGACAACACCGAGCGCCTCAGCCTTGTTCTGCAACGAAGATATTTCTTCGCCAGTCATGGATAACAACTGAACCATGGAACGGTCGATACCCATCTTATCCAGTACGGAAAACTTCTCTGCCTGGCTCATGCCGTGCAGCTTGTCGGCCAGTTCACGAAATATCGCATCGGAGTTTTTTACCTGCCCGTTCATATCCTTGAACTGAAGTCCCAGTCTTTCCGCAACGTCTTTAGCTTCCCCCTCTCCGGTAGAAACAAACTCCCCCACTCGTTTTGTCATCTCACCAAGCGAAGCCTGCAACGCATCAACACTTGAACCATTTACGGACGCCGCATAGCCCAGTGTCTGAATGGTCTCGATTGCTACGCCCGCTTCCCGGGAGAACTGGACCAGGGGATCAATAGACTGACTGATAGACGTCACCCAGCCAGCAACCCCTGCAGCCGAACCAGCGATAGCAGCCCCAAGACCGGTAAGCAGACCAATAGACGCTTTCAGATTCGCATTGAAGGTTTCCTGCGGCGCCAGATCACCGATAAAGCCGAATTTGGTAATAAGCTCGTTAACTATCGCCATTCCGGGCTTTCTCCATCTCGTAGTGTTGAATGTCTGCGCTGATATTCTCGAACTCAAGCATGTCAAACAGCTCAGGTGTGTCTAATTTAACAAGTTCGTGATAGGGGCCGTATCCGGCCTTTGATAGCGCCAGATACATGCTCATGTCGTCGCTTATGTTCGAGGATTTAACGTAAATTTCTGAACGTCTGGAGCTTCTGAACGTGAGTTCATATTGCTCCCGCCCATAAAAGGCAGGCTGATAACCTGAAGCGCTGTTGTGATTAGCATGACGTAATCACCCGGGAAGGATTCGAAGTGTTCCTGCTGCTTGGACAATTGCACACCATCAAACAGAACGTAATCGAACATCAGGCGCTCAATTTCCTCGAATCGTTCTGAGTCAAGAAACTCCAGAGACTGTCGCGATAACTCAGAGGCAATGCCTGTGAAGAAGGCAAAAACCTTGCGACGTTTTTTGTGTGTCATCGCTGCAAAGTCGTAGCGGTTGCCGTTAATCTCCGCAAAGCCGTCCTTGTAGACGGCCTTGATCATCTCAAGCGCTTTCCGCTGCTTTTCTTTCAGTTCTTTGTCATTAACCATGGGATACCTTATACATTGCGCACGACGTTACGGAACTCGATGGTGTACTCCATCAGTGCATTAACGTCCTGGTTGTTTTTTGTTTGCGTCGGTTGCGTGGTGATAGAACCAGCCTGTAGATCGTAGGTTTCCTTCAGTGCCGCACCGTCGCGCACGAACGACTCTTTGACTGAGCCGTTAAGGACAACGGGGATCGCCGAGTTACGCTGCTGGTTGAGCCAGATATCATCGTTAGAAAACTTCTGGACGCGTATCACCATCACATGCACCCCGGCATCGACACGCCCGGAGATTGTGACGCCGTTATTCGCACTATTAGCACGACTCGTAAGCGGATTAGATGGCGTTAACGTGACGTAGTCCCCCACGGCGATATCCGTGATGATTCGCCCTTTAAGAACGATAGTCGCGGTATCTGCGCTGATAATAATCTGAGACATTTACCGCTCCTTATTTATTGAAATTGATGATGATATCGGCACTGTGAACTGCACCGGCATTCTTCACCGCCACCTGAACAACCGGGGATTTGCGTTCCTGCCTGTCCGCTGTTGACTGGTCTTTCAGGTCACCGGCCAGCACGTAATACCCGTTTTGCTCGATATTTCGCAGAAACATATCCCGATCCCCGAAGAAGTCAGGAAGCGTCCAGGTACCCGGATTGAACACACCAGCCCGAACAAATCCGACCGTGGTCTTTTCAACACAATCCTCTAACTGATCGACACCGTAGTAGGTTTGCGGGACTTTGGTCGGCGTGGTTTTAAGGAGGTTGAAGGAATCCGTCTGCACTGCGTCAACATAGGCCATCAGGTTATAGACGTTGTCGACAAAATCATTAGCACCGCTCGACAGCACGCAGGGAACGTCTTTAATCGTGGTGTAGATGTCGAGACCTACGCGCTTCGCTTTGTCGATCTCCGTCTGCTCATAACTTTCGGCCGGCACGTTCATCGTTTTGAGGTGTAAAGTGATCGCGGTGCGCTCTCCGTTGAAATTGACGGTATGCGTGCGGGCCATATAGCTGATACCAAATTTCCGGTTGCCTGCTTTGCTGTAGAGCATGCGGAAATTACTCTGGCTGGCGAGTGTTACCGCCCATGCCGGGTTAGTCGGGTCAACTTCCAGAGCTGCCGAACCGGTAAATGTCTCATACACGATTACCGCGTTCGCTTTAGCCCATGAAGCGATCAACGGCACCTGCGCATCGAGAATTTTGTCGATGAAGGCCGCGCCTTTTACGTTGACCTGCGCTTTGAGTTTGCTGAGAGATTCCAGTTGGGTTTCCGGTGAAACCTCTGTTGTTGCACTGCCGTTAGTCTGTGATGCGCCAGAACCCTCAGCAATCGCCAGCAGATCACCAATAAAAGAACCACCGGCGATCGCTTTCGAAAAACCAACCACAGAGTTAGCCCCTGTTGATTTGCTGGTGATCACTATACGACTGCCATCAAAAACAACCGATGCGACATCTTGCGTAATTTTCGCCTGGATTTGGGCAATAACATCTGACAGTGTCGCCGCCGTCATGCCATTAATTGCGGTCACATCGTGCTTCGTGTCGTCAATCTCAATACTGAATGACCAGTCAGACTTCTCGCGTAACGCTGGCAGTACGACTGCCTGAGAAATCTCACCGCCACCCAGTACACCGCTGGTCGCGGGCAGCGTTTCCCCGGCTGCATTCCAGTAACCAACAATCAGCGTGCCGCCAGCGGATACCGGGTTAGGGCTGGTCCCGAAAAACACATTTGCAAAAGCTGCCGTGACAGAAGACGCCCCCCAGTCCTGTTCGACAGCAGGTGCGCTTTTGTAAGAACGCCAGCGCTCTGCGGTGCTCAATACCCCCGTCTGGCTGGTAAGAATTGCGCAGACGTTGATGTTATCGCGCGCCGCCGCCCGCCCCTCTTCGAGAAGCGTCACATTAATGACGTTATTAATTGATGCCGACATTTATTTGTCCTCTAAAAATTGAAACTGCGGCGTATCGATGCGCAGCGTCTGCACGTCCCGAGCAGGGGCATACTGAACATTGAAACTCAGGTGAACACGATTACCGTGGGACTGCCCCAGGAGTTGCCCCACATCGATGATGTTTGAGACGGCCATGATGGTGAGAGAATGAGTTCGGCGCAGTTCGTTCGCCGCCTGGCTATAGCTCAACATCAGGAAGTTTTCAGCGTTGCTGTATGCTTCGTCCCCGTAGAACTCAAGAACAATCGCGTGACTGACGGAGGCGCTATAAGTCATCACCTCAGCTTCACCATCAAAGCGCTGGCCTCTGGCCAGAACCGATTGAGGCAGCGAACCGTTGACCACGATATAACTGGTGGAAAAGTCAGACGCCTGCACATTCCGACGGTCGAACTTGATCAGTTGCTCGTTGTAGTCCAGAAGGTCACGCACAAAACGCGCGACCGCTTTCAGGTGGGGTTGTGTCATGGCGTTGGCACCAGTAGCGGGAGCCGGGTTTCCTCGGCAATGACGGCGCAGAATCCATAATCCATGTAATCAGCCGGGGACACGACCTTGTAGTCCTTCCCGCCCTTCTCGATAAACTGACCGGTTTCAATTTTCAGCCGCGCATGAATCAGCAGATACTCTTTCGACCAGTCCAGGCTATCCAGCGTCAGATTCTCTTTGTTCGCGCTTTGTACCACCGCCAGAATGTCCTGGCTGCTTACGGTTACGTTTGGCTCAAAGTCCACGGTTTTTTCCGTCCGTGTTTTGAGTTTTACAGGCTGTTCCCAACCGATTAGCGCATCGCTCATATCAAGGTCTGATAAGTCGCTCACTTACGAACCTCCCATGTAATTGTTCCTCGCAATTGCCCTTTATCAATCAGGATCGCCGACGAACCTTTGGCTTTTTTCGTTGCCTCTGTGATATCTGGCCACGTGCCATACCCCGCCGTTTCAAAGGCTTTCACGCTGATATTTCGCGCCGTCGCGCCTATCAAATTTAAAGCGGTGTCAGCATCCATTCGCCCGGACCCTACGGCCTCACAAGCCTTTTCGATTGCCCGGTTAATTTCCGACTTTTTGAGGATGAATGGAGCGCGAAGAAAGGAACGTTCAGGGAGTGTTATCTTGTGGGCTGCCGTAAAGCCGCTAACCGGCCCCATAAAGCTATTTTTCGAAAAAGTAGCCTTACCACCTGTTGCCATATATCCGGTGCCGCCAGGGTGATCGATTTCAGCGCCGAATTCGTGCGCCGCCCCAATCTCGATTATTGATGTTCCATCACCATTGGTTTTGTTTCCCACCTTGCCAGCAGGCAAACCCACGGCAACGTAATGCGTTTTCATCGCCTGCAGGTTCTTCAGGTATTTGGTGGTAAGTTTTAGCGTCTCTTCCGGAGTCATAAAAAAGTCACTCCCTGTTAACTACCGTAGCGCCAGCACATGCACACCTACCAGCTTACGAAGTCTCAGGTACTCCTGACCGAATAAGCTTGAGCCATATCCATCATGACTGGCCCCAAACCCGGCATCGGGCGCAGAGTAGCCCAGGGACACGCCTGCAACGGAGCGACTGGTGATTGTCTGGACAGGCTTGCCATTGCTACTGCCGGAGGGAGTAAGCGCGCCAGCTGCATACAGCAGGTGCGCCGCTAAAGCATGAAGCCCTTGTTCATAGAGCTTGTTCCATACCTTGCGGCTCATCTGGTTTGCTGCATCCTGTAGCGCCCCTTCTATGCGAGCAGGGGCAACACTGGCGAACTCGGGGTAACGAACGGTGAAATCCATGCTACCCCCTGTGATTACTCTGCCGGAGAGGATTTGTAATCCACATACACCGCGGACTGCGGCTGTTTCCACATCGCACCACCGAAGGCAGAACGATAACCACACTCGTAGGTCAGCAGATCACGCTGTCGTGCTGCCAGCAGTTCCGGCATATGCACTTCCATTTCCACGTAGTCCTCGTCGTAGGTATAAATCGCCAGGCGAGTTTTACCGGACTTGATGCCGACCGCGTAGTTGCTCGGGACTTTAACAAACGTGATGTTGAAGGATTCATTGCCTGAAGCCTTGCGCAGCGCCGCCATAATGCGATCCATTGCCGCAACTGGCAGCAGGTCAGCACCTACAATCTTCGCGTTCGGGTCGAACTTCTGCATGGCGAGCATAAAGTCGCTGGCATCCATTGCGATATGCGTTGGCTGGATACGATAGCCGGATTTGCGCCATGCCGCGTTGTAAGCATCCAGCACCAGTTTCACGAACTCATCAGAGGTCATTTCGGCAATGGTTTTCCCTGACGTGTCGGTGAGAAGTTGAACCTTCACCCCTGTCAGCAACCCTTCCTGGCCTTTAACGCCGCGATGACCGACATAACCAGCATACTGAATGGTGGCAAGGGCGTTGGCATACAGATCATCCTGCTTTTTGGTCTGCAGGTTGATGTTCAGACGTGCGATCTTCTCCAGTTCCTGCTGAGTCCAGGTTGCAGCTTTAGCCCACTGGCCAACAGGCGCTTTCAGCCATTCGATATCACTATCAATGGTTTTCAGGCTGTTTGTTTTGTTACCAATGATGCCGTCTTTAACCGACCCGACCACCTCTGACACGCCAAAATCCACGTATTCCAGAGAAAAATCCAGGCCGTCTTTAACCGGAAGGGCTTCACCGATGTTGATCTCCGGCAGTTCTTTTTCCTGCAACTGCGTGTCACGCTCGGTGAGCGCCTCCTGCAGCACTTCTTCGAAATCTGCTGATTCCATAGGCATTGGTTATGCTCCTTCCGTCTGCTGAACTGCCTGTTGTACGTAGCCCAGGGTGATAGCCACGCAGTTATTACCCGCGCTCACATCTTCCACCCAGTAGCCCAAATCAATGTTGCCGGCTGCTTCTGTTGTCACCTTCCCGGCATCGGCACCCGTCGCCACGATGTAGGCCGCCGCGCCACGAGTAAAATCAGCGTCATCGACTGTCAGCGCGCCAACACAATCGCCGTGGGAAAAATGCCCCACGTTGACCTGTTTGTTGTGCGGTGCACCGTCGCCGTAGATATCACGCACCACAATCCCGTGAATGCGTTTGCCAGCAGCGAGAGGCATCACGCCGCCGTCCGGGTTGACAGCTACGAACGTGCCGTAGGGCAACTTCGTTTCTGTCAGATTCTCTTCACCCCAGACTTTGTCGTTTGAGCTGGAGGCACGTTTAATTGAACCCGGTTTAATAGTGCCGTTGGCACCATCCCAGTCAGTAAAAGACATAGTTATTTACCCCCAAGGCGTTGAGTTGCGGTTTTAGTGCTTTTGTTCGCTGAGTCGTTAAACAGATGAGCGCCGATTTCACTGCGTGGCTTCGAGGTGGCCTGAATAGCTGCATAAGCTGCACGGACTTCGCTGTCAGTCATTGCTTTAACCTCAGCATCGTTAAATGCTTTAGTGCTCACCAGTACGGCGGCGCGCACGTCACGCGCTGATTTGGCATCATTGAAGCTGACTTTAGGGAAACGGGCTTTCGCATCAGCCAGGGTGGCGCTGGTTTCATTGCCAGATTTCAGCTGCTCCAGCTCATCTTCCAGCGCCTTAATCTTCGCTTTCAGGTCCGCGTTTTCGGTTTCAAGCGCGGTAATTTTCGCGTCCTTGTCATCACCGCCACCAGCTCCGGAATCGTCATCGTTCGGTGATGGCGCCCCCGTTGCGCCCTCCAGTTGCTTTTTAAGGTCTGCGAGCTGCGCCAGCACTTCCTGTGCTTTAGCCGTGGCTTCTTCAGTTCCTTGCCCCTGGAGTTCTTCCAGCGCCTTTTCCAGCGCGGCGATCATGCCGACCAGTTCGTCGGCCGTCAGCGCTACGCCTTCCGCATCCTTCAGTTTTTTGCCCTTCAGAAACGCCAGGGCATCAGCTAATCTTTCAAACATTGGCTTACCTTTTTTGTCGTTTAACTTGCACTGAGGCCCGTAGCGCCCCGCTGCCACGCCCGCGACGTGATTGCCGCGAATGTTGATGTGGTAAAACTTCCCGCCTCTTTCCTCGAGTTCAGCAGGCTCATATCCAACGGACACTTCACGTATCCCCGTTTCTTCCAGCGTCTCGATTCCCGCGGCATCCGTCAGAAATACGTCACAGACCACTTCACCGCCCTCAATGCGAGTGTTGGCGATGTGTCCGGATGCTTTGTCTTTGTGGTCTGCTGCGGTGACCTCCCCGTCGTCGGGGTGCGTTATGGTGAACGGGAGGCCATTGAATGAAGCGAGGGTTTCGGGTTTTGATAGTTCGTCGAGGGTGCGAACAACGGTGATTTTTTTGTTGGCATCGCTGCCAGTTAGTCCCAGCTCATGACCGTAATACTCAATCGGTCCGGCGCGGGTGATAGTCGCAGTGGTAATCACGTACCCCTGCGGTGTGCGTTTCCACTTCATTGATTAATCCCATGAGACGTAAGGGAGGGGCAGGCATCGGCATTGGTAATCCTCGCCGGGTTTACCGATGAATGCCCCGATAGTTGAGCGTTTCTTCCACGTTTTGCCGCCGTCGTCTGAGTAGACCGTCGGATCGGAGTATTTACAGAGCATGCCGTTTAACGCGGAATGGCTGTCTCGTTCCCGTTCATCGCCAGTGCCGCCCCACTCATACAGGTCAAGGCCAAGCGCCACATTACGTGCTTCAGTCAGGTCTGCGTTAAGTTTCGAGCTCTGGTCACGTGCGATTAGCCTGGCGCGGTTGCGGGTGACGTTCCCACGCTCCTTGATTATGTCGATCAGGTTTTCATGTCGGCCGCCGTCTTTCATGTTCTCGAAAACCGCCGCGCCGATATCGTGGATAAAGTCGGTATGGATGGAGGTAATCAGGTCAACGTTGTCACTGACTGCCTTTTCCATTTCTGGCTTTATCGCGCCATCGCCGAGCATCCCGGTCAGGTCAATCCCAAAAGTCTGAGAGAAAGTGCGCTGCGTCTGCTCTTTGTTCTGCAGGTTTGCCCGCACAACGAACCCGGCAGAGAGTCGGGCGGCGACCTCCTGAATTGAAATGCTCGCTAATCGCTGCATGACTGCCGCAAGGCGCGCTGTAATCGACAAAGGAGTAGTATCGGGTGCATCGGTGAGTGTGGGCTTGTCCAGCTCATCCAGGAGTGTCTGAAGCATGCTATCGACAAACTCAATCAGCCTGTCTCGATACCAGACCTCTGCGCGCTTGCTGGCGGTTGGTGGACGCATCCGTCGGCGACGCGGTTTCAAACGTCCCTGCTTACGCTCAAGAAGCAGTTTTAATTCCATAATCCCCTCAGAAGCCGGCATTCGCCCCGGCGCTGACTATCGCCTTGATTTCAGCTTCGGTAACAGTCTTCAGCACGCCGCGGTTTACCATCTCCCTGATGGCGACCTCTTCCGTCAGAATTGATGACGTTACCAGCGTATTGAAGCCCGTCGCATACTGGCTAAACCGGTTAGCCTCGTCAGCCTCGTTAATGCTATCTATCGTTGGGTATTCGTAGGTAAGGCTTTCCGTTATGGCGAGTTTGTCCAGCGTGAACTGGTCGGCAAAATCCTGCATTGGACGAAGCCGGGACTCCTGCAGGCCGTTAATCGTCTCGTAATAGGATTTATTGTCTTCCTCGCCGCTGCTGAACCCGCTGGCCGACTCACCAAACAGAACCGTTATGGGCCTGTCCAGCGCCCCGGCCAGTACAATCGCCATTTTGCTGATCACGTCAGACAGCCCGGTGAATTGCGCGTTCTTCTGCTCATATCGCCCCTGAGCCTCACTGTCTCCAGCGTCAATCAGCAGCAGCCCGGTGGAGGATTTAGTTTCCTTCATCACCCTGGCGTATTCGCGCACCTGCCCTTCCTGACCAGCTGCGATCTGGTTATTCATGCCGGGGATAAACAGCACATCGACGTTTGCCTCCTGTATGGTGTCACCGGTGCTGAGGATTGCGGTGTCGAACGTTTTGATATGCTCGTAGGGCGCCTGAAGGTCTGACGTGCCAAACTTCGCCCGATCCTTAATGCTGTGATTACCCAGTTTTGTCCGGCAGCAGCGGGAATGATGGAACCTGAGTTGCTTCGTCCCGACGTCAAGTTGATACGTTAGCGGTTCACCAAAGCAATCTGAGCGGATATCGGTGATGATATTGCTGTCCGGCGTGTACTCACCTTTACGGAACACCAGGAATTTAACGATATCTTCGCTCTGCAAATTGAGCGGCAAGGCGATCTGGTCATCGGCACAATCAGTGATAGCCACGATTAGCGAGTCGCCCAACAGAGAGGCCCATCCCAGCGCGCTGTGAAAGACTGCGTTTAATTTCAGTTCTTTTTCAGCGTCAGCGATGCGCTTGGTTATGGAGCTATCGACATCGCCAGAAAATTTACGGGGTAACTTCAGCATGTCGTCGGCGGTTTTGTTGATGTACTTTTTCACCACCCACGATTTTTTATACATCGCGAGCAGTTCTTTATCCGGCACATCGGGCTTACTGCTGCTATACCGCACCGCACCGATTTTCTCACCGAGAGAGGTCATTAAGCTGACCAGACCATCATTAAGACGGCCAACAATGTTTTTCGCCATTACATGATGTCCAGTGGGCTAAGAGTTTTACGTTGGTATAAATCGCGCAGCGCCTGCGTCATGCCATCGACCTGATCGTCGTTAGCGCCAACAGGGAAGGAAGTGATCTCTTCGACGAACTCCGTTATCCATGGGGCTGTATCCGGGTGCGGAAGGTAAACGTTACCCGCTTCCCACACGGCGGTAATCGCATGTGCGCGGGCTACCTTGCTACCGTCCGGTTCTACCGGCACCAGTCCGGCCACGGTACTTTTCAGTGAGTCGATAACCGCCGGGCCGTTAGCCTTGTCCTCCACCAGCTTGCGCAGGCCTTTAGGGAATTCGTCGGACATTCGCTTAACGGCTTTGAGCGTTGCGGTAAAGCTCATGCGCGCACGCACCTGGTGAAGCAGGTAAGCGTTCGCGCCTTTTTTGCCCCACACTTGGCCGACGACAAAGTCGGTACCCTCGCTGTCCTTAAACGTCATATCCCAGCTGTGCACCATCGTGTCAAAGCTGGTCGGCAGGTCTTTCGGCAGGTAGTACCGGACCCACTCGTCTTTGAAGATTGCCCCGCCTTCCTGCTTCGGTGACTGCTGGTACATCGCGGACCAGAAGTAATCCCCCAGGATAGCTTTTGTCTCTAACAGCTTGTCGATCGGGTGCAGGTCAGGCACCAGCGCTTCGCCACGTTCGTTAATAGCGGGGAACGCCAGCACTTTAGCTTTCGGGGTTTTCTCCACCACACGACCGGACAAATCGTCTGTCGCCCAGCGGGTGGCCATGATGATTTCGCCGCTGTTCTTCGACAGGCGCGTTTTGAACGTCGAAACGTACCAGTTCCAGATGGATTTTTTTGTTGTCGGCGACAGCGCTTCTTTCGAGTTTTTTATCGGGTCATCGATGATACCGAGATCGATTTTTTTACCCGTTAACGGGCCACCGACGCCCGCACAGACATACGTCCCTTTATGGTTGGCAATTCCGAACTCATCAGTGTTGCGCTTCACCGCCACGCCATCAGCGGGCTTATTGCCCAGCCATGCGCCAGGGAATATGTTGCGGTATTCAGGCGTAGACATAATCCGCTGAACATCAGCGTTCATGTCTCCAGCCAGGTCAGCAGAATACGACAGCGCACCCACGCGCATTTCCGGGTACTTGCCGAAGAAATACGCTGGCAGGTAACGCGAAACGATATCCGATTTACCATGCTGCGGCGGAGCTCCGAGAATCAGTATCGGGCGCAACCCGTTCATCATATCCAGCAGGAATTGATCCAGAGAGTCGCAAACCGTCTGAGAGAACGTACTGGTGATGTATTCGGGGTTAATATACTGAATGAAGTCGTGGAGACTTGCCCGGGCACTGCGCCGCTTGAGTAGTTCCTTGGCTGCTGCCTGCTTACTTACCGCCGATAATTGCGGCGAGTTGCTCATCAGTGAGATCCTCCGCACTTACAGAGTGGCTGTGCTGGATAGGCTCACCATTCGGCCCGCTCAGTTCGGTTTTAGTTTTCAACATGCCGAGGTGCTGTGCGACCATCTTCATTGCCTCATCCTGATTGCGGGTAATCACTTCAAGGCCAGATTTGCCCTCTTTAATCCCAGCGAATAGTCGCTGCTCCGCGCCAATTAAATCACGCGTATCGTGGACCACAGAGCGACCGATTCCGACGCCATTGCAGCGGGGGCAATCCGGGTTCGGGTCCAGCGTGCCGTCATAACCATAGCCACCCACGTCGACTGGTTCACGCTTATCGCGTTCTGTAGCTTCCAAGCGTTTCTCTTCAAATTCCACCATATCGCGCCACTGATATTGATGGCCGAAGCCCCAGCAGTAACGGCAACAGCCATGGTGATACTCAGTCAGTTTCGTAGCGTCTGCCGTCGCAATGTCCCACCACCATTTCAACACTTCGTCCTGAGTTACTTCCACTCTTCGCGAACGTTCGTCCAGCGCATCGCGGATTGCCTGGCTGACCTTAGCATTCCTTAGCAATCGAGAGGCGTTAACGTAAGCCGTATTGCCTTCGCCTTTGTAGCCAGCCCGCTTGTATGCAGCGGTTCTGTTCAGATCGAGAAGATATTCCTCAACAAACCTGATCTGCATATCGTTAAGGCCGTAATTGCGCAGGTTGAAGGGTTGCGCACTTTCCTGTGTATCGGCCTGCGCATCAATTGGTGTTTGCTCATGCTGCGCAGTTGTGGGGGCTTGTTCAGTCTGCACATTGCGCACTTTCTTCTGCGCAGTTTTTTGCGCAGTTGGCTTTTTGATATAGCGCCGCGCAGATGTGTAATTCAGTCCCTGCTCTTCGCACCAATCTTTCGGGGAAATACCTGATTTGGCATGTTCGGACAGGAACCGTTGCTGAAGCTCGCCCCAGTCCGGTTTTGCCATAAATTCCTCTGGATAGTTTTGTAAAACAAGTTGATATTAAACGTTCTAATCAAAAGGATATTAGCGAAAATATCCGCTACTTAGGAATCAATATGTTTGATCTTACTCATTTTAGAGAATTGACTTTAACATCTCATCAAGCCGATAGAATATTGGCTATCATTAGGTCCCAAGATGACATTGGTATCTATCTTCGTACTCACCTTTTGATCGAACAATCCCTTGAGGCTTGGATTATTTGCGCCTCTGGTAACAGGAATTTCTTCAGCGGGTTTGGCGAAAATATCAATATGGATTTTGCCGTTAAAGCTCAGCTCGCGATGAACTATGGTATGAGTCCCGAACTGAACAAATTTATAAGGAAATTTAATAACTTTAGAAACAAACGTTCACATCAGATTGACAACTCCGACATTACAAGCAGTGAGATTGATTCCTTAACGGGTCTAATCGAGCGCGGATATCCTGATAGCCTCGTTCCAGTTAGAGACTTTAGGCTTGGGGTTTATGAAGGAGAAAATCGGGTTGTAAGATTCAGTGAGTCATCTACAAGCCTACGCGATAAGCTCATCATGTTATTCGCTATGTTTTCCATGAGGGTACATTACGAAGCAGAATGCTTAAACACGTCACAGAGCTAGGCTCTACTCTGATGCTCTGACCTGCTCTATATCCCGTATCCCTGCCAACTGGTTATTCCCTTTCTCGATGGCAGCCAGTAACGGGTTAATCCATAGAACGGCCTGACAGTACGTTATTGAGCTGGCGGCAGCGGTGCTATCACCGGCTGTGTCAGCGTTCCCGGTATCGGGTTGCATTGCGCTGGCACGTAAACGGTACGCGTATTTGAGCAGCCCACCAGCAACATCAGCAGGCACAGGCAGATCACAGGTTTTTTCACGTCGTAGAATCTCCCGGTATTTGATGACTGTTCTCTCGGTGCCGGCATCTATCAGCGAATTCATGCGGCTGGCGTTCTCTGCTACTTGGTTAAACCGGTTGAAGTTGAAAGCCTGTGTAGTTATTACCGTCGCCTGTAATGCGTTATCGCTGCGCAGTACCCGGTTGTCATTCTCGAACGCGGTCAGCGCCGCATTGCTGCGTACCAGCAGAACACAGAGCACCGCAATGATGGTTACGACGACCACCAGCAGAATCGCGACAATCGTAATTTTGCTGGTTTTCATCAGAATACCCCCGGAACTGATACCGGAATGCCAGGGTTAAGCGGCCCGAGCCCATCACCAATAACCTGAGGTTTTTCTGCCCACAGGCAAACTTCACGCTCAATCTCACGCCGGGTGATTAAACCCTTCCACTGTTTGTCACCAGCATAGATCCAGCGCCGCAGTTGTTCGCATGCGCCTTTCGAATCACCCTGGTTGATTTTTCGTAACAGTGTGGAGGTTTTGAAGTTCCCCGCGCCAACGTTATACACAAATGAGTACAGCGCCCCCCTCATCGTTTCGGGGATCGGTGCGTTGATATATGGGTTAATCTGGCGGGCGACAATATTCAGGTCTGTATCCAACAGCGCCTGACATTCTGCTTTGGTGTAGGTCTTGCCGAGGATAATATCTTTACCAGTATGGCCCCAGCATACCGTCCACACCCCAACAACATCCCGATAAGGCTGATAGCGCACACCTTCAAGACCATCATTACCCGTTGGGCCAGTAATCAACGCCGCAGCGATAGCAATAGCGCCAGCGGGTATAGCTGCAATAACGCTATTCTTCAGCTTTGGTGGCATAGCCATTGCGCCGGTCCTCCCGTTCTTTCCAGCGGAAATACCAGTTCACTGCACAGGTGATAACAGTGCATGCGATACCGACAATAATTGCCCAGTCGCTCAGGCTTAACCCTGCAATTCTGTCGGCTAACATCCAGGACACCTCTTTTGCTGTTTTAGCTGTTTCGGCATATGCCTTCGCTGATACACCGCAGCCGGTCAGCGTGGTTCCTGTTCCATATGAAAGTCTGCTGTAAATGGTGCTCATTCTGGTCATAGCCTCACCTCCGATTTTTCGGATGGCGCTGTGTGTGATGAAAGGGTCAGGCTTCACGGGCTGGATTTATCAACAAAGCACGCAGTGAGTGATACCCGTGAGCCTGAAAATTTAAAAAGGCCGCCGAGTGGCAGCCTTTACGTTGATGAGATAGCTTTTTGTATTCTCTCCCCTAACCATTTCATTACTGGAACAGGCATTGAGTTGCCTAGAGCTTTGTAACGAGGTAAAGGAGAGTTCGAGCGCCAGGGAATGTTTGTGTGGCCCACAGGGAAGCCCTGGAGCCGCTCACACTCCGATGGAGTAAGCCGACGAACCCTAAGCGATGGGATAGCTTCTACAATTAAGCCACCTCGCATACGCATATCCTGATTTGACGTTCCGTTATAGCTCGCAAGCAACGTTCCCGCTGTTTCAGGTATGGCGCTCAGGCAATATCGATGGAATTCTCTCTCAATGCCTGAATAAGCATTGGTGCTGGATTTTTTCTGTTTGCCATAATATTTGTCAGTGCGCGACGGCAAAGATGGGAACTCAAATAAAACGGCTCCTGGGTCAAATCCTTGTCGAGCACTTGCCATAACGAAGACTCGTTTACGAGACTGGGGCACTCCGAAAAATTCGGCGTTGAGAACTCGCCAGGCAATTGTTCTCGATGGTCCAGAGACAACACCAGCGTTTGCCCATTTTTTCCCTGCTGGCTGTAATGCGCAACCTTCCCCGGCCAGCGCACCGAGAAAACAACCGAATGCATTATCATGGCTATTTAGTACCCCTGTTACATTTTCCCAAAGAATAACCGCCGGCTCTTTCCCGGATTCAATACGAGAGCTGTCGATCTGATCTGCCAGCTCAACGAAAGACAAGGTAAGTTGACCGCGTTCGTCATCCAGCCCTTTACGCTTCCCAGCAACACTGAATGCCTGGCATGGTGTTCCGCCAACCAGTACAGCCGGTGCTGCAATTTCACCTTCACGAATTCGACCACTAATTCGGGTCATGTCGCCAAGGTTGGGGACGTTGGGCCAGTGGTGCTGCAATACAGCACAGGGAAATTTTTCAATCTCTGAAAACCACTCTGCTTTCCATTTGAGCGATTCCCAAGCGACTGATGCGGCTTCTATTCCTGAACAAACAGAGCCGTAAGTTAAAGGTGTTAATTTACTGGTCATTTATACAGTATTCCATTAGTATCACCAGGCTAGCTAGCGTGGTGGGCCTTGGTTTACTTCATGACCGTATTCATGGGTAAATGGCTGTTGGCAGGGTCTAGACTGTCAACGGTCGCCCATTTTCACGAAGCCCGCAAATAGCGGGTGCTCTTCAGTCAAACCACACTTACGCAGTGGCCTCGCCCATGCCGTGGGTCGTGCTTAGGGTTCGTCTCTGCTCCCCCGCAGCTGTAACCGATGCGCTTATCGGCATTCGCGCTGCCTTACCGGTGCTTCTTTTCTTATTAACCCTCACCAGATGCAAAGCTGGCTCTCTACACGGAGACTCGGGGCGGCATCATTACTGCTGCATTGCCTTTCGGACGCGGTCTATCCGTTTATTAGTGCATTTTCTTATCCTCCAGAAACGCAAAAGCCCAAGGCGTTAACCTCGGGCTCAAAAATCAACTTACTGCCAGTGCATACAACAATGGCACAATATCAGATTTGCATGAAATATATCCATTTCAGTTCGGTTTTGCAAGACTTACATTCAAATTTGTCGCCTTTTGTTGTGAACGTGATCGCGAAACGGAAAGCAAAGACTGATGATCAAGGCATGAGAATGCTTGCTTCATCGCCAGCCAATGGGGGAGGTAGGTTTCAGTCCAAGTTGGCTTTGATACCCCTACCAATTGCGCCAACTGCTGGTACTCGTAGGTGTTGCGCCCCGCCAGTTCCGCATTCACATCCTGCGCCGCCAGCCATATCAATTGACGCAACCGGTCCATAGTCTTCTTTGCCACCCTATTCCCGGCCAGTTGCTGGCTGAATTGTTGCCAACCCCACTGAGTGATTTCCACCTGATAGCACCAGCGCACGCTCTCGCTATAGTTCCATAACAGCCAGGCTTTCTGATGTTCTTCGAGTGACATCAGCGCGCGGCGCCACGATGCGGTGGAGTATTCTACCGGCTGCACCAGAGGAATATGAGAACCCTTGACATGTGACTGTTTACCGGGGATTGGCGGGTTATCCAGCGTAATCATTTCCCCGGTCACTTCATCCAGCACTCGAGGCTTTTTACGTTTAAACGTTCCGGTATCGAACTGCGCGTTCTCAAGCCAGGCCATCAACTGCCCTTTCGTCGCACCACTTAAATCGGCGGTGGCCACCATCAGTTGCTGGCGCACGTATTCAAGAAATTGAGTGTTCATACAGCACCGCCTATGGTTTTGATGTAATTCTTCAGTATTCGGTAGTCCGTCAGCACAGAGCCGGGAAAGTGGTATAAGCGCAATCGCTGCCAGCGAACGCGGAGGTGATCGGCAAAGTAGGTTTCGAAAGTCATGCAGCCTCCTGTTTCTTCAGTGCGCGTAGGTCGGCCAGGGCGGTAAGCCTGATTTCCTTCAGCTCTTCGACCGTCCAGCGATGCGTAGCGTTATTGTTCTCGATCGCCAGCACCGGCTCTTCGCCGTAACGTTCCACCAGCGCAGCCCGGTATGCTTCGATATTCCCGGATTTGTGGACGTTGCAGACGTCACACTGAAGATGGATGTTGAAGCGAGTGAAGCGCAGATGCCCGGCGGCTGCCGTGGTCCGATAATGGCCGGCATGCCAGGCGAACGCCGTTTTAGTTCCGCAGGAAATGCAGCCCCGCCCCTCTGCCAGCTCGGTTTCGCGACAGATGTCGTTAACCGCACGCTGTGTCAGGTCCACCCAGTGCTTCAGCGGCTTAACTGCAGCTTTACGTTTTCGCCAGGCAGCACGTTCTTTCTTCTCAGTAGCGCGCTGTTTGGCGGACTCTTGGCGCTGCACATCTTCACGGGCTTTTCTGGTCTGCTCTTTGCCGACGGCACTGGCGCACTCGTAACCACATACGGTCTGCGTTTCACGCACCGGATGGAACCACTGGCAGCATTCTTTGTTGGCGCACTTGCGGCGCGGTAGCTTAGCCATGCTCACCCCCACGCCTTGCTTTGCCATACACGACTTGGCTTTGGTGCCTTCTCGCTTTCCGGCAACTGCACGCTGATAGTCCAGGTGATGTTGTCGCGGTTCAGTCTGCGCTCGACTTTGACGCCGCGGCGCTGGTAGTTAGCCACCAGCTCGTCGGCCTGCTCGGTTGTGCATTCGTGATGGTGAAACCAGGAATATTTCATGGTCATCACCCCGCAAAGCTCATGAGCTGCGATGCGGCGTTTTCCGCTTCACACTGGTCCTTGAATGTCCGGGACAATACCCATCGCCACAGAACATCGAGCGCTGCTTTGTACAGCTGCTGGAACTCGGTTTCGTCCATGTTGGCAAAGGCTATGCTGCGGGGATGTTTGCGAAGGGTGCCGTCTGGAAGCTGAATAGCATCATAGTGGCCAGACTCGACAATCACCCAGGCGCGATAAGCATCATAGGATTTACAGATGCTGATGCTACCTGCGCGCTTATCAGCGATACGGTCCAGATACTGTTCGGCAGCATCCAAAAGAGCGCCTTCGTTTCCACCAAATGCCGCGAGGAATTTAGCGTACCCGGTCACCAATTTTCGTTCGTTGGAAGAGATCGCCCCGCCTGTGGGTTCCCAGTATTCAAACCCGAGATTCAGGAGCGCAAAGAAACGGCGATGGAATGCGGGATTCCTCACCTGACGAAATTCGGCTACCAGTACGGCGCCGAGTTTGATTTTTGATTGCAGTAAATCACTGGTCTCCGGCGTAGCGGGGATCAGGATTCCTGAGGAATGCTTGATGAGTTGTAGTTCGTGCGCCATGGGTTCTCTCCGTGGCGCAGCAGGTTACGGTTGTTCAGACCGTTGATTTCATATTATCAGAAGGTGGGGTTACCCGGTAGCCGAGACGGTGAATAAATTGCATAAAACCATTGGGAGTAAAGACTTCTTCATCATCCAGCAGAGGCCGCATAGAAACCATGCCATTGACGCGATAAATTAGATGCCTGCCCGATGAAGGAAAGCTAAACACCACGCAGCCGTCAGACCTTCTTACAATGTCATACCAGTTGTCTTCTGACGTTTGCAAAGCTGAATCACTCACATTCTGTTCTCCCTTCGAGCGACATACAGACGCGATTAAAAATTGTCGGCAGCAGCATCAAAGGGATACGCAAATTGCGGTATTCTGAAAAATGCGCGCCAGCCTTAAGCGCAATTCTAATAAAACCAGTCGTCAGCGCTTTCCCAGGTATCCTGGAGGATTGATTCAATTTTCTTTTTATCGTCCTTGTCACCCCCAAACACACTTAAACCATCGGAGCCTGCACGTCGTATGCTCAAACTGCAGTGCTCATAGAGGTTGCCCAACCTTTTAAGCAATTCTTTCTCCAGTGCTGGTACCGCGCCTTTAGGAAGATCTTTCATGCGATCAATGGTTAATTCAACTTTCATAATGGCCTCCATTGCATATACTGTGTTTTTATACAGTATACCTATGCACGGAAATGATCAACGTTTTAAGAGCACAAATTGTTAACTTTCTGTCAGTAGTAAAAAAAGAAAACCCGCCGTAGCGGGTTGAATTAGCAATGTTTTATTACGCCGCTATTTGTTTCTGCTGACAAAGCTCCGGCAAATTAGCACGCACGAGCGCTTCAGCGAACGGCGGAGGAACTCCATTAGCTCAAGGTGGCGAAGAAGGAAACCGCCAAAGTGGAACTTCTGCTTAGATGATTAGAATAATTTATTGATAGAGGATCAGTGAATAAAATCAGTTGGGACAGGTGTGACGCCTGATGAAATAATTAACTCAGGAAGCTCGCTACCATTCAAAGTTCTACCCACACCTACAGCGTATAATTCACCGTTAACCGGTATCAGATGCACATCGTAAGAACGGTGGGCCCCAGCTGAAGGTGGGGAGTTGTTACTACCAATCGACGCTTCGAAAAAATTCAACCGCTGCTTAAGTTCAGTATCCTCATAAATTTCACCATCACGTCCAAAGCCAACAAGCAAATATTTGATCATAGCCATACTAACCTCAGTTCCAAGTCGTTTTTGACCTTCAATCGCTACCTAGGGGGTAACTCCCAATAACTCAGGAATAGATCAGTAGCTTTTGCCCTTAATCTCAAGAACTTTCCTTGCCTTAGATGAAGAAGTCAGCACTCGATCAAAATTTCTATTTTTTTTCTCAATTATTGACATCCCTGCCAGGCCTTATAAGACGCGCAGTTAGCGATTCTTACCCTTTTGCAACCTCAATTTAACCTCAAAATCAACTATTGTGCTGAAAAGAATACCTACTACAATGGGCATCAGGAAGCAAGATATAGCTAATGGAAGATTAAAAAACGCAATATGTTGCGTTTTGTTGGAAGGCTAAATGCGGATATGAAAAACCCGGCTGATTAGACCGGGTCTTCAATCGGTAACAGAGTTACAGCTCCATTACCGTGCCAAATGTATCTGGCGACTGAGATAAGCTTAAACAATTGACCTGGATTCTTCAAGCGACCTGAAACACATAGGAACACTCTAAAACGGTTTAGAACGGTTTAGAACATGATTTAAAAGCGGAATTTTCGCCTGGGTTTTTGGTGATTCGAAAGCCCCACCCAAACAAGAAATCGTGCCGAATGTATCTGGCGACTACCGATACAAAAACTGCAAAGGCAAGCCCAAGGGTGTTTGCAGCGAGGCGCGACAAAGCTGAGTGAGGCCAATCATGGTTAACTTGCTTTTCAAAATCGTACCTCCAATGGTCGTGATTATTAAAGCGCTCATTGAGTACGTAAACCAGCGCCCGTAAGCATGATTATTCCAAAGGCCCTGAAATGGGCCTTTTTATTATTCATTTGGTGCGAGGACTTCCTAGCATACCCTTCAAAACGAAAACCATTACAGCTCAAACGAAGGGATGCTACGAGTACAAGTAACTACCAGAAATTTTCAGTTTAGGATAAATCGAGATGACTTCATTCAAAGAGCGCTTAGTAGACAAAGCACTTACATTCACTGATGGTTGGAATCATGTTCTTCACAATGCCTTTGAGAAGAGAATCGTTGATGAGTATAAGCGCTCGTTCCCTGAAGGGATTGTGAATGAACATGAAAGAACAAAAATGTTGGAAAGGATGCGGCAATTTTATTACACAAGAATGATGACTACAGCAACCCTAATCCTAGCCGTAGTATCTTTGCTAGTATCCGTGCTGGCACTACTTATTGCCGCGTTTGCACTTTAACTATTTTTTCTCGTTCTGTGATGCCATATCCAGATAGCGCGGATCGGATGCTTTAGGCAGAGTCAAACTGAGTTCACGATAGTGCCGAACGCGCTCCATGAAGTATTCACGCAGGTGCTCTGGCTGTTCTCTCGCTACCTGCTCAGCGACTACAGGTTGGTTAAGTCGCTCTTTATACGCTACGCCAGAAGCTGCAAGGTCAACGCTTACCTTGTCCTGATCCTCTTTCGATTTTGCTGCGATGTTAAATTCGCTCATAAATAATCCCCAAGATAGTCACCAAAGGCATTAATGAGGGATGAAAGAACTATCAAGATCACACCCCAAAAAATGTTAATGGACACTTTACGTCCCTCATCAGACGTGGCTGACGTTTTCCCATCTTCGTCCGTTCGAGCTAAACTAAAAGCCTTGGCTTGAGAAAGATAAATACCATCGGCAAAAAGAGGCGATAGAGTAAGTAACGTACCAATCATGATCCCAATTGATCCAAATCTTGGAAGGATATTCCACTGCTCATAATACTTAGAAAGTAATACTCCCACAGCAATAATACTCAGCCAAATAACAAGCATGAACGCTCTATTTGCCAACCATTTTATGTAAGGATCTAAAGGATGGATATCATGTTTACTTCTGAATTGATTGCTCATTTCCCCTCCATGTTATGGAGGGGATTATAGGTCAGGCTGCGATTTGTTTCGACTGGCATAGTTCCGGCAGGTTAGCCCTCACCAGTGCTTCAGCGAACGGCGGCGGGACGGCATTTCCGCAGCGTGCAACCTGCTTGTCTTTCGCATACATCTTGCCCCGATAGTCCTGGTCGATGATGTACCACTCCGGGAAGCCCTGCGCACGGTAAATCTCATGTGGTTGCAGTATTAACAAATAGAAAGTAATTCATAATATATACATAGGATCGTTTGCCGCTCTTGGCCTAGTCTCAATGGATATACCTACATAGCCGTTCCTCATTGAGCAGCCCGACCACTTATGCCAGTTACTTCCATCCATAGTAAATCGCAAGTTCTGCTCATCCCCTATAAATCTTACCCCCTCAAAAGTCATGTCTAATCGCTCTACAATTATTCCCCTCGGGGGATTCATTTTCAAAACAAGGGCAATCTGACGGGGAGCACTTCTAATGGTTATTCTCGGCCCCTCACAGTCAACATCCCAATTATCTAAATTAACAGACCATTCATTCTCATGGATCCTTAACATCTCCCTTCCTAGTACATCGCAGAATACTCCCGAGAGTAACATTGGAGAGTTTGGTTCAGGAGATGACTGAACAGACAAGATAGGCCTATCATTTACTACTATAAGGTGCTCGCAGTTGTAGAACGTTAATCCACCCAAAACGATTTCCAATGGTTCGCTATGAAAATCAAAAAGCTCATTCGCAAACCCTTGTTCAAGGCACTTAGGATGAGCATTAGCTGACGCAACCTTTTCAGCGGACAGTCTGCCCCTAGCTCGTTTCTGATTACATTGAGAACATAATAATGTCATTCCATTAGGGTTGTGTTCGGTAGCATCAGCAAAGTCTGGATCGAAGTGCTCGTACTCATAAAATCCGAAGCCACAGATCACACAGCCAAATCCACATCTCTGCCTGATAACTCGTTTAACCTCTGCAGGCACTCGCCGAGAAAGTCCGTGTCGATTATTTGTTGTCACTTGATTAACTCGATTATCTGTTCAGGTAAATAACTTTTACTCCCTATTTCTATCGCATAAATAATAAAAAAACCATCGTGATAAGATGGTTTTTTCATTCTATGGACAAATCATTCAATTCATAAATTATTTGTTTATTCCGACCCCGCATTCTTCGATTCAAGCACTCCAGCAATAACCTTCACAGCATCAGCCATTGCGTAGCCGAGATTGCCGCCGTCGCTTTGTGCTGCTGCTTTGCTGAGTGTTTCGCGTATCTGGAGCAGGCGATCGAGTGATACAGGACCATTCGCCGGGTGGTTGTTAATTGTCATGGGTTAGTCCTTCACAAAGATAATCCAGTGGGTTTTATCGTTCTTTCCGGTACGCTGGCCAATTGCAGGTTTCACATCTGTAAGCGCCAGAATCTGGCTAACTGGGATCTGCGTTTCGTTCCATTTGAAGATGAGCACGCCGTGTGGCCGCAACACGCGGAAAGCCTCTTTGAATCCGACACGTAAATCAGAACGCCACGTTTTTTTGTTCAGTCGCCCGTACTTTTTACCCATCCAGGCAGACTGGCCTACACGCTCCAGATGTGGTGGATCAAACACTACAACCGGAAACGACTCATCAGCGAACGGCAACGCGCGGAAGTCAGCGATCAGGTCAGGGTTGATAACCAGGCGGCGACCGTCGCACAGCTCGTGTTCTTCAGCGCGGATATCAGCAAACACGGTGCGGGTGTCCTGCTTGTTGAACCAGAACATGCGGGAGCCGCAACACACGTCCAAAATTGTTTGCTCGGACATCTCATTCCCCCTTCACGCCAATGCCAGCAATAAATCGCGACGGCGACCAGTCGCAATATGTATCCGATTCTGAGTGTCCAAAAATTGCTTTACAACGGCGGATATGGTGGCAATTACCACACGTTACGCCTGACGGTAATCGCATCTTGTCAGGATCTGCTGGGTCGTAATTCAGAGCCCGTTCCTCGGTTGTCATGCTGGCATTCTCCCCACGATTTCAATGACCCGGCGCATAACCGCACTTCCCCGAGAATCTGCTGGCAACTCAGTCACAGGCTTACTCGAACCGTATGAAAAGCGCTGGAGATCGAAATCAATCACAGCTTTCTGGTCCCTGAACAAACCAAGACGACCGTAACGAATGAGTTCGCCGCGTTCGGCTGCTACGCGGAAATACTTCTCAGCAGTCTGACGGTGCAGCGACAACATCTGTGATGCCTCGCTAACTGTTAAACGACCGCGGATTTTCACCTCTTCGATGATCACCCGGATAAGTGCCGCCTGCTCTTCTGGTGTATTTGGTCTTGGCATGCTTACCCCCTGAACCCGGTTGGGATGGTTTTATCTGGCTCAGAAATTTTGTTCGGATCCCTTTTTCCATCTGGCGCCGCAAAAGACCACGACTCTTCGTAGTGCTTTGAGGGGCCAAAAAACGTGGATGCCTGTTTCACATACTCGGTGTTAAGTTTTCCAGCGGCAGTTATGTAATCCGCGTATCGCCGAACTCCATCGATAAGCTCCTGCACTGTTGCGCCAGATTTAATACGCGCTGTCCAGGCTTTGAACGCATCAGCCTTGCTGTTACCACCGGTGCGTTTTGGGTATTCCTGCCACGCCAGTTCAAAATCATCCGGGTAAGTATTTTTCCCCCGGGGTGTGGCGGCGCCATGCCCCAAAATATCTGTATCCTGATCTTGTTCCTGATCCTGTTCCTGATCTTGGCTTCGTAGCCCCTTCGAAGCCCCTTCAGAAATTTGGCGCGATTCACGTTTTAAATTAAGGTGAAAATCTGTTTTATAACGTTCATAAAACAATGATAAAAAAGGGTTTTCAGGTAATGACACATACTCATTCCTGACACCAGCACAACGGTTATCCCCTGGCTTCAGCGATCGACCAACCTGATAAGCGGCCATTTCATGCACCCAAACCATCTCAGTGTCCTCGTCATAGCTACAAAATCCCGCTTCAATGGAGCTTTTTAGCCCCTTTGAAGCCCCTTCCAAGCCCAAGCCAGTTTCATGGGCTATGTACAGAATTGGCAGGTAATACAACCCGAGCATGTTTGCGTGTGGCGAGGTCATCAGATAGAACGAGACCACCTGCGCCTCCGCGCCTTGCTTCCTCAGTTCACGACCTGTTTTTCCAAGCCAGAACTGAGGTGCAACAGTTGCGTAATCACGCATAAAAACCTCTTAATCGCTAAAGTGGTGGCCCATCTATCTTTCTGAAGGATGATTTTTCTGACATACTTACCCCGTAATTTCTGCCTGGAATTACACCGAAGGTCGGTTCCGTTGGCGCGGTCCGACCTTTACCTTTTTTTGAGCCCGTCATATAGCCCCCAGCATCATCTGCACCATCTCCATCAGCGGACCAGTTAACCCAGGGTCAACGCGGTACATCTCCACTATCCCCTCGCTCAGCTCTTTCAGCTTCTGATGGCGTGGCGCACCCATAGCGACGGCTATCTTCGCTTCGCTGGTTTCTTTCTCCATACGTGCCAGGCGAGCCATGATGTTGTCTTCTGGCAGCAGTCGGTTGCGGTATTCAATCGGCAGGACCGCGAAGATTGCCGGAGTCAGCTGGCGAACGTTTTCGCGGTACCGTTCGCTGTTGAAATGGTTATCGAGGAAGCGAAAAAGCTTCTGACGCTGCCGACTGAGGTCACCAGGGAAAGCAATCTCGTCACCACCCTGCGCCCGGTACTCTTCGACGATCAGAGCAGTAACTACGTCCTGACCATCGGCACCCGCCCATGCACGAACGGCATCGCGGATCTGCTCATGTTTATCTACCAAGACAGGTTGATTGCGATTTATCATCGCAGCCGGTTGATATCCGCTATTTTGATGAAGTGATAGTGACTGCATGGTTATGCCCTCGTTTCTTGCACTGGTAAGGCATCGGTTGGATTGGGATATAAGTCAGGCCGCAACTCATGCGGGGTGACCCCCGTAAGCTCAAAAACAGAGCGAATGTGATCGGGCGGAATGCCAGTTTTTTTCCAGTTGGAAATTGTCATTTTTGAAAATCCAAGCGCTCTTCCGAGTGCCGCACCTGTGCCGAACTTTTGAATAGCTTTCTCAATACCAGTCATAGGACCTCCTTAGATGGAAAAAGTAAAGCATCATTTTACTAATGAGTCAATCATTGAATGCCTACCTACTGGTAAAGCAATCATTTACACTAGTGAAATGAGCGAAAACACAATGACTACTGGACTGATATCCAGGCTTACAGAACTGAACCGGAAAGGTTTCTCTAAAACAGAGATGGCCAGGGTTGCCGGTGTCAGTAAGCAGGCTGTTTCCAGTTGGTTCAAAACAGGAAGAATCAGCAAAAGTTCTGCATTAGCGGTTGCTGATGCTGCTGGGGTATCCGTCCCCTGGCTACTTGGTGAGGATGTTGGGGAGAAGGATGGCCTTAAGCCTGACGAACAGCGCCTGCTGGAGCTCTACCGCCAACTGCCAGAAGAAGAACAACAGAACATGTTACGGATCGTATCTCTGCGGTTGAAAGAACTCGACGAACTGTACGCCAAGTATATGGGGCGGCGGATTAAGGGTGATGCGGAATAACTCCCCACGGAGAGCTTATGAGGCTGGGTATTGCACATAGGCCATACGAACCACCTCTGGGTAGAAAACTTAAATAAAATTTAATAGTGGGAATGGTAATGGAAGCACCTTATCAATTAGAATTCACTGAAAACATTTATTATTCAATAGGTAATAACCCAAGCATTAAAGAAATCATTGAGTCTCTTCAAGGCTGGGAAGCTATTATCAAACAATCTAAAGGAGTCCTTGCAGAGCTAACTGGAAGTGATATCCTGGATATTGAAGTTAGGGTTCAAAAGTTAGAAGTCGGGAGCCTGACTGAAAAAATTCTTATCAAGTTAGGTTTTGGCAACGAAGAGAATTTTGATAAATTTCTCGAAAATGCGCATGAAAGGTACATCGGAGAAGGAAAAATGCGTAGCGCCTTAGTTTGGACGGTTATAGCAGGTGTACTCGCCACGGGTATGTATTTAGCCGTCAAAAACATGGCACCCAATAATGTCTCCCACTTCGAAGCAAATAATAATATAATCATTAACATAGGTGCTGGCGAAACTAACATTTCACCTGAAAGAATACAGTCGGTGCTCAATAGTACATTAGTTGATAAAAAAACCGCTGCCAAAGGTGCTGTCAAAATTTTATCTCCAGCGCGAAATGACGAAAATGCAACATTAATGATAGGTAGCGATAACGCTTCCGTAACAATACCTTCAGATTTAATCTCTAAAACACCAACCGAGGTTAGTTTTGAAGCTGATACATATACTCGAGACCATTACGATGTTGACCTTGAGATAAGAGCTCTTGATCTCGACAATCCGACAAAGGGATGGGCTGCCGTGATTCCTGGCTTAGTTGATCGAAGGGTAAAACTAGTTTTGGCACCCGGGATTAAACCAGAAGACCTATCCCATAAATTCGCCTTCCGCGCTGATGTAACCATTACTTATAAACTTACGTCATCTAAAGGCGAAGCATACAAGCCAACAGAAATATTTTTAAGCAAATTAATCGCGGAATGAAATTAACCCGGCCACCGCGCCGGGTTTCTAGTGCCCTTTTCTTACCATGGCAGCCGCATCCCGCAATACACCTTTGTGAATCACATTTCCCACGGCCCTTCGCTTAGCCTCTAGGCTATCAACAATCGCATCGCGGCTGCTCACTATTCCGTTAGCTATCAGACTGACAACCGCACCACCAATCTCACCCGCAATGAATGCTGCGCGGTCTTCTTCCAGTTCGTCACGATCCATAACTCACCCTCATTGATGTTTTTTTAATCATATCCATTTTAAGCCCACTTCCGCAGCAATAATCTGCATAAATTTCGCACAAGTATAGCATTGCTTTACTTTATTAATCCGCATTGCTTGACTAAAAAGTAAAGTGGTGTTTTACTTTATTCATCAACACAACCACCAAGGCAGGACGCCCACGAAGTAGCCGTCCGGGGCATACGAAGACCGGAATGAGGTGGCGAGATTAACGCGCAGTAGGTTTAAAACGTTCCGCCAGCCTGGCGACAAGGGCAAAACAGAAGTGAGCTTCGCGGTGGTGAATTGCAGAGTTAAAACGCTCAACTGTGAAGATCAGCGTCACAGCACCACCAGTGAAGTTCACTAACCAACCGCAAGGTATCGAGGGTGAGATGGAAAAAGCATACGAGGAATATTTTGAAAGCTTAGCTAAAGGCGAGGAAGCACTCAGTTTTGCAGAATTTAAAGAGGCTTTGTCATGAAAACCGCGAATGCAGTACCAAACAGCGGTCGTGCAGTTGCAATGCGTAACCAGCGCACCGGAGCAGCCTGGCAGGTCTCCTATGACCACATCAACGGCACCTACTGGCACGAACCGCAGGGAAATCTGCGTCATATCCGCAGCCCGTATGCTTCCCGCACCATTGAACCGAATCTGGTTCTGGCAGGCACGCACTGATGAACACCTTATTCGCATTAGTGCTGACCATTGGTATGACCAACGGTGATTTTCAGGATGTTGTACTGGGTGTTTATGGCGACCAACAGCAATGTGAGCAGGCCGCTGTTGAGCAGCAGGTTTCAGGTAACTGCTATCCAGTTGAAAGGATCATCAGAAGCGGCGAATTACCTGCTCAGGCGGACGTTAAGTTGTGAGGAAATGATGATGCAGACCAAATGCGGTTATTGCGGCAAACCGGTTGAACCGGAAGAAGTAATCAAAAACACCCTTCTCTATCGCAACGGCTCACTGCTGGCGCGTAAAGAGAAAGAGTATTGCTCCAAACGTTGCGCTTCGCACGACCAGATGGCTCACGAAGGCTAACGTAAAACCCGCGCAAGGCGGGATCTACGTCCGGTGCCACCGACCAAAGTTACACCGGAAACAACATCAAAACCAAAGTTAACCCAATGGGCGCTATCAATGGTCCGGGGATTCTAACACCCAAAAATGAGGATCTCACATGGAATTCTTTAATGTGGTTAAAGCCACTCAGAAATCCGGAAAGCAAGATGCAGTGGTCTGGTTCACTGCAAAAACTGAGGCTCGCGCCAACCTGATGCTGGATGTTGCTCTGGAAGACGCTGGCATCGAAACGGGCCGTGGTAAGGACTACGCCAAACCAATTCGCACTGATTTCCCGGTTGTTGACGGTCTGCCAAAAGAAGGTGAAGTTGATTTCACCTGGTGCGATCGTTACGAACTGCAGGACGACGGGCGCACTTGGTTGCCAAAAGCCGCCGTTAAATCTACTGGCTCCGTTGAAGCCAGTATTCCTGTCGACGTGAAAACTAACAATGAAGTAGCGACTGCTGACGAGATCGTATCGTTAGAAAACCGCACTCCAGCAGTCCGTTTTGCCTTCCACCTGATGAGCGATAAATACCAGACTCACGTCACCAAAGAGCAACAACTGGCTGCCAGCGAAATGTCACTGGACGAAGGCAATATCTATCTCCAGAACCTGCTGCTGGCTAAAAATAATGTTCCTGAAGTTGGCGAACTCAGCCTGAATGCTGAGTGGAAAATGGTTCAGGCGATTAAAGACATCTTTGTACAGGATGAAGAGCACGAGCTCCGGGTGATCGCTGCATTCATGTCTGACTGGGTGAACACGGATGCAGGTGACCGCAATCAACTGGTAGAAGACTGGCGCAGTGGTAAGTTGCAGTTGCTCAAAACTGAAACCAGCAGCGGTGCAGAGGTTACAACGGGTCAGGATCTCACTGTTGAGGACGGTATCCAGACCGACGAGAACGGTCGGGCAGAAGGTGGCGTCGTTGATGGTGAAGTCGATACCGAAGAGCAATCCCAGCAGACACAGCAACCGAACCTGATCGTTGTTGCCACCCTGCCATTCCGCCAGCGCGTCCTAGCTCAGTTCATCGGTGATGGTGAATATCTCTATCACGTCGACGCCGTGCAGAAAAAAGAGATTGTCCGCCTTGAGATGGACATCGATGACGCGTACGTCCAGAACCTCCTGCTGGCTGCTGAAAACGTAGAACCATTTAAGAAAGCACAGGAAATCGATATACACAGAGTGGTGAATGACCTCAAAAAGGCATTTCCCAATAATGGTAAAACGCCGGAACTGGTGCTGGTCATCCGCTTTTTTAGAAAATGGTTCGACACCCCTCATATTGATCGTGGCCTGCTTGTAAAAGAATGGTCAACCGGAAACCGCATCAGCAAAGTAGTGTCACCGGAAACAAAAGAGAAAAAAGAAGAGTTGCCTCCAGTTCCGGCAGAACGCTACAAACGCGCCGTTGCTCAAACAGTTTATAACCTGAATCTTGAATCCTGTATTGCCCGTATGTATCCCGACGCGGAACCTGGTTCAGTCACGATCGAACAGTTAAAAGCGGCGAAAAATCTCATCGATTCTCGGGATGATGTGCAGGCAAAAGTCATCAAAGTCATTTCTCATATTAACGACATCCTTGATTACGATGCCCTCTCCATTTTCGGCGTCACTCGCGCTATTGACTGGACTGACTGCCTGAATATCGGTCCTGTAATACTTCGAGATCAGGCGCGTAAGTGGCTGGCAGAGAACGGCATCTATTCCAACGGTAAGAAGTCGAACGGCTATAGCGAATGGGAGGAAGATCCACGCGCGGCTCGCCAATCCGAAACCCAATCTAAGGAAGAAATTGGTAAGCAACTTGCTGCTCAGCGTGGAGAGTTCGTCGAAGGTATCAGCGACCCTGACGATCCGAAATGGGTAAAAACTGAGACAAGCCAGCACTCTACAGAAACAGAACTGGTTAAAAATGTCGGCAACGGAATATTCGACGTTACGGCTTTGCTGCAGAACTCAGCAACTCATGGCACGAAAAAGTCTACGGAGACCACCAGAGATGTGCAGATGGAAGAAACTGTCAGTGATGAAAAACAGGCTGGTGATGAAGTGCAGTCAGGCGAAAGCAGTCTGGAAACTGGTGAAGAGTCAGATACCAGCCAGCAAGCCGATGTAAACCAGAATACGGATTCTGTTAGCCAAAACAGCGATTCTGTAAACCAAACCGAACCTGTTTCGGCACAAACCGAGCCAGAAGCGCAATCTGACGAACCAGCTGTTGTGTACCCCGCTTTCTTCGAGCCCGGCCGCTACGAGGGTTTGCCGAATGAGGTTTATCACGCAGCCAACGGCATCAGCTCTACCCAGGTGAAAGATGCTCGTGTGTCGCTGATGTATTTCAATGCGCGCCACGTTGAGAAAACCATTATCAAAGAACGCTCTCCGGTTCTGGACATGGGTAACCTGGTGCATGCGCTGGCGTTGCAGCCAGAGCAGCTCGATGAAGAATTTAGCGTTGAACCCATAATTCCGGAAGGCGCATTTACCACCACGGCAACGATCCGCGCGTTTATCGATGAGCATAACGCCAGTCTGCCGGCGCAGCTGTCAGCCGACGACATCAAAGCGCTGCTTGAAGAATACAACGCCACTCTGCCTGCACAGGTGCCGCTGGGTGGTTCAGTCGAGGAAACTGGCCAGAGCTATATGTCGCTGCCAGAAGAGTACCAGCGTATCGAAGCGGACCAGAGACAAACCGCAGCGGCAATGAAAGCCTGCATCAAAGAATACAACGCCACTCTGCCTCCGCAGGTGAAAACCAGCGGTAGCCGTGACGCACTGCTTGAGCAGTTGGTAGTGATTAATCCTGATCTGGTTGCACAGGAAGCGCAGAAGCCTCAATCGCTGAAAGTCTCCGGTACCAAAGCAGATCTGATTCAGGCCGTGAAGTCTGTTAATCCGGATGCCGTCTTCGCCGACGAACTGCTGGATGCGTGGCGCGAGAATCCGCAAGGGAAAGTGCTGGTCACCCGCCAGCAACTGAGCACCGCACTGGCCATTCAAAAAGCACTGCTCCAGCACCCGACCGCCGGCATGTTGCTTCAGCACCCGAGCCGAGCCGTAGAGGTCAGCTACTTTGGCTTTGACGATGAAACCGGGCTTGAAGTCCGCGTTCGCCCCGATCTTGAGATCGACCTGGACGGGGTACGCATTGGTGCCGACCTGAAAACCATCAGCATGTGGAACATTAAACAGGAAGGTCTGCGCGCCAAACTGCACCGCGAAATCATCGACCGTGACTACCACCTGAGCGCGGCAATGTATTGCGAGAACGCAGCACTGGACCAGTTCTTCTGGATTTTCGTCAACAAAGACGAGAACTACCACTGGATCGCCATCATCGAGGCATCCGCCGAACTACTGGAGCTGGGCATGCTTGAGTACCGCAAATCAATGCGCGCTATTGCTACCGGCTTTGACACTGGCGAGTGGCCAGCGCCGATCACCGCTGATTACACCGACGAACTGAACGACTTCGACCTGCGCCGCCTTGAAGCGCTGCGTACCCAGGCATAAGGGGAATGAAGATGCAAAACACTAACGTAACTGTAGCTGACCAGAACGCCGTAATTAACTCCAACGTGGCCCTGTTTGATTCCCAGTATCTGAACGCCATCAGCGCGTTTGCTCAAATTATGGCGCAGGGTGCGGCGACAGTCCCCAGACACCTGCAGGGAAATCAGGCTGACTGCATGGCAGTAGCGATGCAGGCGGCACAATGGCAAATGAATCCCTTTGCCGTAGCGCAGAAAACGCACCTGATTAACGGCGTTCTCGGATACGAAGCGCAACTGGTAAATGCCGTTATTTCACGCAGCGGCGTGCTGGCAAACCGCTTTGAATATGAGTGGTACGGGCCATGGGAAAAAGTAGTCGGGAAATTCCAGATTCGTAAAGGCGACAAAGGGGAATACCGTGTTCCTGGCTGGACTCTTGCTGACGAAACAGGCATTGGCATCATTATCCGCGCAACGCTGAAAGGTGAAGATCAACCAAGGGAACTTGACCTACTGCTGGCACAAGCTAGGACTCGAAATTCAACGCTTTGGGCTGACGACCCTCGCCAGCAGCTCGCTTATCTCGCCGTGAAACGTTGGGCGAGACTGTTCTGCCCGGATGTAATTCTCGGCGTGTATACCCCGGATGAACTGGATGATCGCCGTGAAGAGCGAGAAGTTAATCCTGCTCCGGTGCAACACGTAAGGCTGTCTGAAATTTCAGGTGACACCGTCACAACCACGCAGAGCGCGCAGGAATCACCGACAAATATCGACTCACTGGCTGATGAGATCCGCGAACGCATCGATACGTCCAGCACGGTAGACCAGGCTAAAGCCATCCGTGCCGATATTGAATCGCAGAAAGCACTGCTTGGCACTGCACTATTCACAGAGCTGAAAAATAAAGCCGTGAAGCGCTATTACCAGGTGGATCACCGCAACAAAGTCGAAGCTGCGATCAATTCCCTACCGTCTCCGGATGAGCCCGATGCAGCAACGCGTTTCGGGGAAGTTGAGCGAGTTCTTGCAACTGCGAAACGTCACCTGGGCGACGAACTGCACGATCAGTTCAGCATCACCCTGGCGGATATGAAACCGGAATACGTGGCCTAAGGGAGGCGGGAGGGTTCGCCCTCCCGGTAACGAGATGAGCGAATCATTAAATGCACGTTGCATCCGTCGCTGGACCGTCGAATTTAAAGGTCGTTGCGACTCGAAATATAGCCCGTACTGGCGCAAGCATCACCTTCACAGTTACATCCGGGAATGTGCCCTGACTACCGCTGATAGCATGGTGGACAGTCTGGCTTACAACAATGCGATGCTTGATTACTTTACTGAAGTTGGTGATGACAGTGGTTGGTCTCCAGACTTTGCAGCCTGGTATAGAGGTCGTTCTGAAAAGTATCTCAAAGAGGCGCTGGGTTACCTGAACGAAGATGCCACCAATGACGAGATCGACGAGGAAATTCAGAACGAGCTGGAGGCCTGGAATGACTGAGCGTGGAATGATTTTTAACGGCGAAATGGTTCGCGCCATCCTTGACGGACGGAAGACGCAGACGCGGCGAATCATCAAGAATCAGCGCGAGGGGGAGTGTTGGGGCGTTAAACCCGCGAAAAACCCACGATATGCTGGGCACACTCATGATTGGTGGTTGCCAACAGGTACCCAACCATATGCAGCCCTTCCAGCTTGTCCACATGGTTCAATCGGCGATCGCATTTGGGTGCGGGAAACATGGTCGCAGCTCGGCAACGAGGACGGCTGTGCTATCGATTGGAATGATGAGCTGGTGAAAGGTGGTGGCCCAGAAGCTGCGCGGATATACCGCGCCAGTTGCGAGCAAAAACCGGGTAACTACGGGCTATGGTCAATCCCTGACGACGCTTTCTGGAAGCCTCACACCGATAACATGGAGTTTGAAGGTGCCTGGCGCCCATCCATCCACATGCCGCGCTGGGCGAGCCGTATCACGTTGGAGATTACCGATGTTCGCGTTGAGCGATTGAACGCTATCAGCGAAGAGGATGCGCGAGCAGAAGGAATTATTGACAGTGGCTGTCTCAATTGCGGTGAACCTGAGCCATGCGGTTGCGCTAATCCAGAGCCTGACGCGACAGATGCCTTTGCCTACCTATGGCAATCGATCTATGGGCAGGAAAACTGGAACGCTAACCCATGGGTCTGGGTTATTGAGTTTAAGCGTATCAAAGGAGCGGACCATGCGACTGATTAACCGAGGCAATCAGCAATCCCCGTTAGCGCGTCAGGCATGCGACATCGCACTGGCTACTCATCACGAACGCTACGGCGACTACGGGCGCAGCAAGATGAAAGAGACATACACGGTCAGAGTTGAAGGTGTGAAGGTCTGGGTGGAGGTAGTGAACCGCAAGGCGAGCTACGTGGCCACGGCTATGACAGGCATGCGCAGATTACGAGCGCTGCCGGGCCAGGTTTCTTGATATTACTTTTAGAAATGGCCCAATTCGGGTCATTGGAGAAAAACGATGGATGATATTTTGCTGACGTCAGACCTGACCAGTCGATACAAAATTTCACGGAAAACCCTTTGGTCATGGCAAAGCACAGACACGATGCCGCGGGGTTTTGCGAAGCCGTTCCCTGCCCCTGATTTTCCTGGTAACCCTAACCGCTGGAAGTCGGAGTCAGTAAAAGAGTGGGAAGGTGTAAAACTGCCAA